GAGTACGGCAGTAGTGCGTAATGCTATTGCTACGCTACTAGAGAAGAACGTACCTTACATGGATAGATGGCTACAGAGGGTAGCTGAGGGCGATGAAGTCTATGGACTAAAGCCTGATCCTGCTAAGGCATTGGACTTAATGCAAAAGCTAAGTGAATACCATATACCTAAGCTGGCTAGGACTGAAGTGACAGGTATAGACGGTGCTCCTCAGCAGCACGTGGTTACATGGCAGAAGTAATCGAGATCGCTTATAAGCCACGTGAGCAGCAAAGGCTGATTCATGAGGCGGTAGACAAGCACAGGTTTACAGTAGTGGTTGCACATCGTCGTATGGGCAAGACTGTTAGCGCGATTAACCATCTAATCAAGGCTGCCATTGAGTGCACTAAACAAAACCCACGATTTGCCTATATTGCTCCAACTTATGCTCAATCCAAACGTGTGGCATGGGATTACCTGTTGGAATTTACTCGTCCTCTTGGGGCTGTTGCTAATATCAGCGAACTTAGAGTTGACTTTTGGGGTCGTCGCATTAGCCTTTACGGTAGCGATAATGCTGATAGCCTTCGCGGGCAGTATTTTGATGGCGTTATTCTTGATGAAATAGGGGATCAAAACCCTAAGATATGGAATGAGGTTATACGTCCAGCACTAGCGGATAGGAATACTGATGAAAGCCCTACGTGGTGCTTATTCATTGGTACACCTAAAGGTAGGAACCATTTCGCAGAGTTCAGAGACAGGGCTAAGACTGCTGAAGGCTGGGCATTGCTAGAGTTTAAGGCTAGTGATACAGGGATACTAGCGGAGAAGGAACTTAAAGACGCTCGTAAGGAAATGGGCGATGATAAGTACAACCAAGAGTTTGAGTGCAGCTTTGATGCAGCCGTAGAGGGTTCTTATTATGGGCAGATTATCAACAATCTTGAGGAGAAGAACCGGATCACCACTATCGAACGTGATGACTTATGTAAGTCTTATGTTGCTTGGGATTTGGGGATTAGCGATTCTACTTCTCTGTGGGTTGCTCAGGTGGTTGGAAAAGAGGTACGACTCATTGACTTCACGGAGAACCACGGAGTCGGTTTGGACTGGTATGTACGCTGGCTCAAAGATAACGGCTACGAAGGCTTCGCGCAGTTCTTGCCTCATGATGTCGAAGTCAGAGAGCTAGGCACAGGAAAGAGCCGTAAAGAGGTTTTGCAGGAAGCTGGACTGGATATAACTGTCGCTCCTCGTTTATCGATTGCAGACGGTATTCAAGCCGTTAGAAGGCTATTGCCGCAATGTTGGTTCGATCATAAGACTAAGACAGGTCTGGATGCTCTCAGAAACTACCGTAGGGAGTATAACGAGCGTCAGCAGGTGTTCTACGACAAGCCGTTACATGACTGGTCTAGCCATGCTTCAGACGCATTTAGGTACTTAGCGATAAGCCTTGACCAAGACGAGACTTCATGGCAGTCAGATTTGCCCATTAACACTAAATGGATTGTATAATTGCGAAAATCCTAAGAGGAACGCATTATGATGGATGAAGGCAAAGTAAAAGGTATTGTTGAGAACGAAATAGATAACTCTATTGGCTATCTTGACACCGAAACTACCGAAGATCGTAAGAGGGCATTAGAGTATTACCTAAGATACCCATACGGTAATGAGCAAGAAGGTCGTAGCCAGATCGTAACTGGTGAGGTAGCTGAGGCTATCGATGGTGCATTGCCACAATTGATGCGTGTCTTTACGACTACTGAAGATATTGTCTATTTCGAGCCTAAAGGTCCACAAGACGAGGAATCAGCTAGACAGGCTACGGATTACTGTAACTGGGCTTTCTATCGTGACAATGATGGGATGCTTATCCTTCACAACTGGTTTAAAGATGCTCTGCTGCAAAAGGTAGGCGTAGTTAAGTCGTACTGGGATGAAAAGACAGACGTAACTAAAGAAGAATACGAGAATCTATCAGAGGATGAGTTAGCTTTATTGCTATCGGATCAGACTCTAAAGGTTATCAAGCAGAAAATAGAATACACAGAGCAAGTTGATATGATGGGTAATGTTATCCAGATTCCTAGCTTTGAAGTGTATGTACAACGTATTAAAGAATCAGGTCAGGTAAAGATTGAGAATGTACCACCTGAAGAATTCCTTATCTCTAAGTCAGCCAAGACTATTGAAGATGCTAGTTTTGTAGCGCATCGTAGATTGATGACTCGTTCAGAGTTAATTGCCATTGGCTACGATCAGGATACAGTTGACGCTTTGCCAACTTATAATGATCTTGAGTTCAGCCCTGAGCGTATTGCAAGGTTCCCTAACGGTGAACAGCCAGACCAGAACACTAGCTTAGACTTCTCTATGCAGACGCTAGAGGTCTACGAGTGCTACATCCGTATTGATGAAGATGATGACGGTATTGCTGAGTTACGGCGTATTGTCTATTGCGGTTCTGAGATACTTGAGGACGAGGAAACAGACTATGTTCCATTTCACTCTATCTGTCCTATTCCTATTCCGCATAAGTTCTTCGGTCAATCATTGGCAGACAGGACGATGGATATTCAACTCCAGAAGTCCACGATTACACGACAGAGCTTAGACAATCTGTATCTAACTAACAACAATCGAGTCGGTGCTGTAGATGGTCAGGTCAACATGGATGACTTGCTCAATGCTACTCCGGGTGGTGTTATACGCTTAAAGAATCCTAATGCGTTGGTTCCTCTAACGGTTCAGAGTACGTTCGGTCAGGCTATGCCTATGCTGGAATACTTGGATGCGGTTCAGGCTAAACGTACAGGTGTTAGCGATTCACAGCAAGGACTTGATCCAGACATCTTGAGTAATGTTACGGCTACGGCTGTAGCTGCCATGATGAAGTCTAACTCTGGCAAGCTGGAGTTGATTGCTCGTATCTTTGCTGAGACTGGTGTAAAGAGTCTGTTTAAAGGCATCTTGCATCTATTGGGCAAGTATCAGGACAAGCCTCGTGTCGTTCGTATGCGTGGTAAGTACGTTCAGTTTGACCCTAGAACATGGGCTAACCAGTACGATATTAGCGTTAATGTGGGTCTAGGTTCAGGTGACAGAGATCAGAAGTTAGCTATGTTGCAAATGGTTCTAGCCAAGCAAGAGCAGATTATTCAGCAGTATGGTCCGTCTAATCCTTTGGTATCTATCGGTCAGTATCGCAATACACTATCTAAGTTCATTGAATCGGCAGGTTTCAAAGATGCTAACGAGTTTATGAATGAAATTACGCCAGAGCAAAATGCTGCGTTATCTCAGCCACAGCCTCCATCCCCAGACGCACAGGCAGAGGTTGCTAAGATGCTGGCAGAGGTGGAAAGAGAAAAGACACAGGCTAAGAGCCAAATTGATGCGGCGAAACTTGACCTTGAGAGGCAAATGCTTGAAGCCGAATTTACCCGAAAGGGCATAGAAATCAATATGAAGAACCAGAAGGACTCGGCTGAGATTCGTATTAAAGAAGCTGAGTTAGCAGTTAAGCAATTGCAAGCTGTACTGGCTATGGACTTAGCTGACGAGGACACAAAGAATAAGCAGACTGAGTTAACACTTAAAGCATTACGTGAACTAGGCTCATTAACTAAGGGTATGGCGTGAAGAAATCAGACTGGGCTAACAACTTACTAAGAGACGATTACTTCATCGATATGATGGAAGAACTCAGAGGTATGGAGATAGCTAAGTTTTTAAATAGCGGCTATGGGGATATAGAGACACGCGAAGAAGCGTATCTACGTCTCAGAGTCTTAGAGTCCATTGATAACTACATTCAAGGATTGGCAGATCAGAAGATCATTGACGAAAAAAAGTTAAAGATTTTGTAGTCCGAATCGTCCGGTTGGCGATATAATTAAGGAAACATAAATGAGCGATACTCAGAACACGACACCGGAAGGTAGTGGTGAGTTAACGGTAGAAGGTGCAGCTAACGCTTTCTTGAGCATGATGGATCGGGAAGATGGCTCCGATAAGGAACAACCAGAATCCGCTTCAGAAGCTAACGAAAGCGATGCCGAATCAGATGATGAGTCTGAGGTAGAACAGGATGATGACGGTGATGAGCAAGAGCAACCCACGTATCTAGTCAAAGCGGCTGGAGAAGAACGTGAGGTAACGCTTAATGAGCTTATCAAGTCTTATCAACTTGGCACGGATTACACCAAGAAATCGCAAGCAGTAGCAGAGGAGCGCAAAGCTGTAGAAGCAGAGCGTCAGGCAGTTCAAGAAGCTAAAGCAATGCGTGATACGTACGCGCAACGATTAGAGATGATTGAACAAATGCTTACTCCTCAACAAGAGGAAAATCTTGAGTACCTGAAAGAGACTGATCCTATTGGATACTCTGTAAAGGTAGCTGAGATGATTCAGAGAGATAAGCAACTAGCTGCTGTACAAGCTGAGAGATCACGGATTAATCAGCAACAGGAGCAAGATAGACAGGCACAGATGCAGCACGTAGTGGCTGAGGAAATGCAGAAATTGTCTAGTGCTATCCCTGAATTTACTGATCCTGCTAAGGGTGAGGCTATCAGAAATGATATTCGCGCTTTTGGTAAGCAGATTGGATTCTCTGATAACGAATTAGCGGCTGTCTATGATAGTCG